CATCTATTTTCTTCCCATTTCTTCTAACATTTTCGCATTTTCAAAAGTTTTATTACTTGCATATACAGTGAAATATCCTGGTATAAATGCGTGTATCGTTAACGCAAATGCCATTTTTAAACATTTTATCATAAACTTACTAGCAAAGATAAAATGTTCCCAATAAGTCATATTAACGTCATCAAGGTGTTTTTTTGACTCCTTAATAATCATAATATTTCTCTCCCCCAAATATCTTATCTTATTGTATTGTATTTATCTTACTTTACTGCGCCGCTAGTAACACGTTTGCTGTTTGGATGTCTCTTTGCTACAAATGTTGAATGCGACATATCTTTTTTAATTGGTTTTTGCCCTCTTTTCCTTGGTTGGCAGTGTGGTATTTGTCTTTTTCCCATTGTCTTGTTATTAGTTAAAATTATCTCTCTGTGTTCATATTAGCCGCTGTAAATCCTGCTCTGTTTACAAGTTTCACGTCTTTATCTATTACGTAGCCTTCTCCACCTCTTTCACCATTTGTACTGGCTTCGATATCTGCTGGTTGAGAATCTAACGTTTTAATAATCTTATTCTTTGTAGTCATAACCCCTTTGATGAAACCGAATATTGCTTCAAATCCATCACTATTTTCTTGAACCCATTGAACTACTCGTTCTTTTTTAGGTCCACTTAGTTTTGATGAGTTTACCCATTCACTGAAATTCTTTCCTAGTTTATCTAGGTTGCCTGCTTTCACACTATTATTAATATAAGTGTAAAGAATATTTCTAAAGTCTGCCATTTTTAATTCGGCTGGGACTGCCAATAATTTATCAATTGAATTAGCATTAGATTTTAAATAACTTTCTAATCTGTCTACTTCTGGTAAGTCAACGCCTGGAGATTGAGTAACATATACTGGAGGCATAATCCATGTTTTGCCTGCTCTAAGTTGTCCCATATCTACGTTGCTTTTATTTCCGTCTAATCCAATTACTACATGAACTACAATACCGACATCAAAATTAATTATCTTTTGACCAATGTCACTTTTAGCATCCACTGAATATGTTGTTGTGTTTGGCTTGAATATAAGTCTGCCGTCTTTTTCTTGTGGAGTTGAGAACCATAACAAGTCACCATGTAAGTATCCTCTGAAATCTTCAGGTATAACACTTTCTACTGTGTTCCATATACCTTTCATCTTTGATGCGAAATCTCGTCTGCTATCATCAATTTCACCTTTGGCTCTATTTAGAAACATTTTCTCTAAGTCATCGCCGTTTGTAACTCTGCCATCATATCCTTTTGCAGTAAATCCACTTTTATCTGTAAGAACGAATTCACCCTTTTCATTGCGACCAAAGATAACGGCTGGTGAGCCATCCCATTTGATACTGATTGATTTTGGAGAAGTTTCTACTTGATGTAATTTAGCGATTGCTTTTTGGCCACCGACTGAACCATCCCAGATAATCAAGTCTTCTAAATGTTGAATTCTTGCACCCTCTTCTTTAAGGGCTTTATCCAGAAGTTTCTTCATCTTCAGATGGAAGCCGATTTGTTTATTACGAGGTTTTCTTGGTCCTCTAAATCTTCTTTCACGGCCTTTGCCTAATATTATTTCTCTGACTTTCATATTATTCCTTGCCGTATGGTGATTCACCTGTCAATCTCGGACGAGCAAACCATAACTTGAACCAATCATCTGTTCCTGGCTCTATTTTATGCTTCTTTTGATACTTAGACTTTTCAGTTCCAATATAGGAAATATTCTCCTGCTGAGTTTCCTCAGGTTGATAGGGCTTATAAATTCCTGATAGAACTTTTAATTCTTTAAGTTGTTGGTCAAGAGTCATTTTTTCGCTTCGCATGAGTTATTCCACGTTTGAATTTTCTCATGTCGCCCGTGCGAATGCTGTTAACAAGCCGCTTGGTTAAATCCACAGCAACAGATTCATCAAATTCACGATTTATGAACTCAATTAAATTTATTGCACCAGTAATTATATGTTCGCCTTTTTGTTCGACAAATCTTTCTGGCTCATTTTTAGAAATCGCCATCGAATTTAATTCTTCAAACAGACTTCTACGTGGTTTCTTAGTCATAAGATAATTCTCCTTATCAGTATTTATCAATTATCACTGAATGGGCTAGATTTTTTTGACTTTACCATAGCACGTAAATTTTTTGCTGATTCTGTTTTTTCTGGAGGAATTGCAGACGGATTGTCTGTAACTATTGTTTTTCTCTTTAATATATCTGTGACTGTAGTTGCGTCTTGGTTGCCAACTGCTAAATCATCATCACTCAAGTCTGAATCACTAATTCTAAGACTATCTCTGTCAAATACTAGATTTATTTTAGAACCAACACCACTTGAACTTCTTGTTTTTAGTAGTTGGAGTTGATATTGACCACGTTCTCTCATGGCATTACTCGTAAAAATACCGATAACATTATCGGCAGTTTGAATTTTAGATATACCACCAGCAATATGAGAGTGGTCAAACTCGATTTCTTCTACTGCTGAACGATTTAATTGTGAGGCTGTAACCGCAACTAGTTCTGATTCCATTGCAAAGTTACGAATTTCTTCTGTGACATATTTGTCTTTAATGAATAAGTCGCCTGGATTAACTTTCTTAGTAGCAGGCATTAACAAATCTAAGTAGTCAATACACACACAATCAATTGTTTTGCCTGTGACAATTTGAAGTTCTTTTAGATATGCCCGAACATCATTAATCGTTGAACCAGATGACATATATTTAATTCTAAGCATTCCAGATTTCTTACCAACTGTTCTAACTTGTAATTCAACATCATCAAGTTCTTTAAAAATGCGTCTGGTACTGCGGTCAGTTACCATTGCGTCAATACGCATTGCCGATAACTCTTCCGATAATTCTAAAGTAACATAGACAATATTCATGCCTATTTCTGCCCAATTCAAACTCATGTTCTGCATAAACAAAGATTTACCTGCGCCTGAACCACCAGCAAAGATAGTTACTTCGCCTCGATTGATTCCGCCGTAAAGTTTATCATCTAAATCTTTCCATCCAGTAGTGATTTGTCCATTATTATCTTTTAATTTCTCAAGTCTTTTTCTTGGGTCATGAAAATAATCTGTACCCAAAGACCTTGTTAATCCAATCTGAACTGCATCTTTGATGGTTGTTTCTACTTCGCCGTATTTTCCTTCTTCAAGCAAATCAGCACTATTAACGATTGCTCGTTCAATTGCTTTGTGTCTACAGAATGTTTCGAACTCATCAATAAACCAATCATTATGTTGCTCTACATTATCTAATAATTCTATATCTTGGCCTGTTTCTGCTTTTATCATTTCAACTGTAGGCAGAGTAGAATAATCCTCACTATACTCAATAAGAAATTTTACAATATCACGAATAGGTCTGTCAAAATGTCGTTCATCAACAATTCCCATTATTCGTGTGAATAATTGAGGATCGGTTAACATAAACTGAACAAACAGTTCCTGCAAGTCTGATGAATAATTTTTGACTTCTGACATTTATTTACCTAGGGTTATTACTATATTATACAAAATTTATTACCGTTTGTCAACATTAATATGTTTCAATTAATTTATCAGCAATTCCGTGTTTAATTGCTTCTTCTGGTGTCAACCAATGGTCTGTTTTTGGTGCTAACATATGTTTACGAATGTAGTTTTCTTTCTTTCCTGTACATTTAATATAATGTTCAAGAAGTTTTAGATTTGTCCATTCTATATGAGATTGGGCATCTATTATATCGTGATACTGACCACGTGTTGAACCACTGAATTCATGTGACATAACTGCTGTATTTTGTGTTAGATAACGATGTCCTTTCTTACCAGCCATCATAAGCATTACACCACATGATGCAATTGAGCCCATTCCGTATGTATGAACGGGAATTCGTGACTGCTTTACAACATCAATTAAATGCATACAACTATCTACAAATCCACCAGGACTATTAATATATAAATGAATAATTTTAGGAGCCTCTTTTTTTGGCATTAAATTGTACTCCATAATCATTTTAACTAGAGGCATACAATTTTCCTGATTAAATTCTTTATCCATATGTAAAACACCGTTATCCCTTAGAAACTCTCCTGGAGGTTTTGGCGGTGCTGGAGGCATTGGCATCGGTGGTGGCGGTGGCGCTTCTGGCATTTCCTTAGGTTTTGGTATTACATTATATCTAACATCATTAGTTTTTTCCATTATTTCTCCTACGCTTTTTAGTGCGGTCGTTTGGGTCACCCGCTTACCTTGAGTCTTACATTATTCGTGTTTTCACACTTATTTTCGTTTTATTACTTATACGACCATCAATAATAGATTTCAATGTATATAATTTTCCATATTCTTTTACTGAATCTGTCGCATCTTTTACATGTTCTTCCCAGATTGGAAATGAAACACTCCAACCATTTTCTTGTGCCTGATAGATTAATTTTTTACCTGCGGCATCTCTATCTGGACACACAATTACTTCCCCTTTAAACTGATTAATATAATCAATTTGTTTCTGTGATGCTTCATTGCTCATTATTGCTACACAATCTAATATAGCCGCATCGATTGTTCCCTCTACTATAATTAAAAATTCTTTATCTTCTTTAATCTTATCAGAATTATATAAAAAATTCTTCGGTTGCTTCGTCATATATTTTGACTCTGACTTACCTGTAATATCTCTCCCCGTATAACCGACAATTCTATCGCCTTGTGTAAATGGAAATATTATACGATTCTTAAATCCAAATGAACTGCTCCAATATGTATCTACGAAGTCATATATACCTCTGTCTAATAGGTATTTAGCAGCCATAATTGCACCTTCAGGTGGATTATCTTTATTTATTATATTATCTAACGATTCTGAGTTTTTTGGCAACTTCATACTGATAAATGAAGGTATTCTTGTTGTTTGAGTTTTTGATGTAAACACCCATGGGCCCTCTGATAATTCTTTTTCTCTTATACTTTCAATCTGTAATCTCTTTATCTCACTTTCAGGAACACCCACTAATCTCATAAATTTAACAAAATTCTTGTTTATTACATGCCCTTTTCTATGAGATGCAGTAATACCACAATTAAAACAATGATATGATATTAAATCGCCCTCGGTCTTTAATCCACCTCTCATTCTCGTGTCAGCACGAGATTCTCCTTGGTCGATACAACACGGACAATTAAAACTCAGCCAGCCGCCTGAACTTTGTCGTGTCTTTCCGGGGATAAATTGATAAACCGTTTGTTGAAGTTCCATGTTGTTATGATACAACATTAGAGTCAAAAAGTCAAGTAATTATGTTATTAGTTTCTCATCAAGATTTTATCTACTGTACCAGTTGATGTGTTTAACCATGAAACTCTCATCCAATTGACGTTTGCTTGTATGACGTATCCTTGAACACCAGTTTCATTATTAATAGTAATATCTGGGTCATACATAAGTCTTGGAGTTAAATCGAACCAATCACTATCTGATGTACTAGGCTGTACACTCAAATCGCCTTCTATTTTTATAACTCCTGTAAATCCGTTGTAATATAACGCAAATGTGTGTAATGATTTTGATTTAATAGTGTTACCAGCACCATCAAATACTGTTGAGATTAACTTAGTGCCATCATCAAAGAATGTTGCTGTTTCTTGTGAGTCTTCAAACTCAGGATAAACATCATCTAACACTTCAAGCACACCATGAGCATTATCGTTCACGTCAGTATAGATTATTTGCTCTACACCATCTTTAACCGTATACATTGCGAACTGATAGAATCCTTCTGGAAGTAATACAGTGTCTGACGTTGGGATTTCTAACATTGCCATTCCTTTCGTTGCATTCGTCACTGTCAAATATCGAAATAAAACATTTTCTCTCGATTCTCTGTCATACATTTTCCATATAACAGTTTTGTCTGTAAGGTCGATAGATTTTCTATCTGTGTCCCTAAATTTAAATCTAAGAGTGTTATCGATACCCTTATGTAGTTTGTGTGTGTTATCATACATTGGCATATTCCCCAGGTATTGAGTCATAGTTGTATTGTTGTCTGCGTCCAAAACAACAACTTCTATTTCTCGGTTATATTGGTATAAGTTAAAGTTAATCATAGTAGTATTTATCTTCCAGACGATGAATTTTTAAGATGATAAATATGTTTTATGATAGATGAAGATAAGATACAATGGCTACAAGATAATTATCCATTCTTTTCCTGTGTTAAATATGGGAACAAAAAAGAACATACTGAATATTTTGGAATCATAATTAACAGTGATACTACCATAACCTCTATGTATGACTTTGAGCAGATTAAAACTGCCGAAGCCCGTAAACATTTCATAGAACTTGGTGAACAATGGTGGTGGGAGTCGAATAGATTAATTCCTATAAATCTATTTTTGAGAACACAAATAGAACCGTTCAATAACTGTATTCTGAATATGAATTCTAAAGATACTGAAATTCTATGGGGACCCGAAACGAGTTTAACGAATATTATTCAAAAAAGAATTAAACGGCGTTCTGTTCAACTTGTTCGCAAAATAGATTAAGTTGAACCACAATACTTACCGCATATGCAATCGCATGTGCTTTTTTAAAATAATAAGAACCATCTGATGGTTTCTTCCAAACTTCGTTTTTAATCTTTTCTTTGCTCTCGTGTAAGAGATGTCTTTTTGCTGGTCTAATGATTGCCAAGACTTCTGCGAGTTCTACAATACTCTTCGGTTTCAACACTTTTAAAACATTAATATGAGCATGGACATGTGCTAGATTTTTGATAATATCTTCATGTTGAAATAAATCCCATATCGGTTCTTGAGAAAGTAAATGGTCAAGATGTTCTTCATCTCGCACACCTTCATATAAACTATTATTGAGAAAGTCTAACTTGAAATATCCTCTATCTTCTGCTTCTTTATAATCAATTGATGATAGACCAGTTAATTGGTCAAAGGGAATGGGTTGAAGATACACACCGCTATTATGTTTATCATAAGTGTTATCTTTTTTCTTAATGATTGCTGGAATGTGGTCAAAATGAGTCAGTAATGACTCTCTGTCAATCACATCAATATCAATATCAGTTTTTATCTTATTCATTTCCATACCAAAGTAAACATTGCCGCATCATTTTCATCTTCAAAATATATTTTATTTGCTTTTCCTATAATATATAACTTATTACAATTGTCATCGCACCAATCTACTAATTCTCCCAAACGACCAGCACCTTTTACTAACGGAGTTACTTCATAATCTACATTGTCAGAAGAAATAGAAGTCCATTCTAAATATTCTTCATTATCAAAGTCTGAAGGGAATCGTCTTTTAGGTTTCTTCGGATTAACAATAGAACGAAGTTTCGAAAGTCTTTCTTTGACTCTTTCGGGATTTCGTCTTATTAATTCTGACATTGTATTATGCTACACTCTCCGGGTCAGGTCCATCTAATAG